GCGGTTCTGTTTCGGTTGCTGTTAGTACAAAAATCGACTACCCGTAGCCGTAGAAAATTTGTCGCTTCGGCTAAAGATGTATGACGCCAAAAAAATCGGCGGGGAGGGTCACCCGCCTGCCCTGCCATAATGCCAAATTGGAGGTGAATAACAATGTTGGAACTTGACAACTTGACAACCGTTGACGAGTTGCATGATAGCATTGTTGACGCTGTCCAGAAACTCATTGTTGACTTTGTCATGACAACAATAGACCAACTCATCGCTGAATTGAATAGTATGTTCGTGGAACAAGTTGCTGCACGCATTATCGCTGACGCTACCGAAAATCTTATCGCTGAAATTGCCGAACTCAAAACTTACGCTGAAAAAACAATGAAAAAGCCTGCCTAGCGCACATTACCGCCCTGCCACAATGTTGCCCTGCCGTCAACATAGACGGCAGGGCATTTTTTTTGTCTGCCATTATCCGCCATTATCCGCCATCAATCCGTCAGCCATTGTCATCCGTCATCAAGCCATCAATCCGCTATCCGCTATCCGCTATTTGTCATCAATCTGCCATCAGACCAACAATCCATAATCTGTCATCCGTTATCCATCATCAATCCGCCATCCGCTATCCGTCATCTGCCGTCATTGTGCTTTGTGCTGTAATGTTGCTAAAACATAAACGCATAGCGTTATGCGCAAACCACAAAAAATTGTCGTTTGCCGTTTGCCATCCGTCATCCGCTATCCATCATCCGCCATCCGCCATTTGCCATCCGTCATCCACATCCGCCAATTGCCCAAAATGTCCGATAATTTTCATTTGTTGACGCAGCATTTGGTCGGTTTTGGTCGGCTTTGGTCGGTTTTGGTCGGTTTTGGTCGCTTCTGGTCGGCTTCGGTCGGCTCTTTGGTCGGCTTTCGGTCGGCTTTTGACGCTTTCGGTCGGTTTCGGTCACAACAAATTTGCCGCAAAACCGCATTGTTGCCGCAAGTTGGGCGTCCAACTGCCGCAAAACCGCACAATTGTCGCATTTTTGTGCCGCTGCAGGCGCACTTTCCCCGCAGCACGCAGGCGCAGGAGAGGCGAATGCCCCACCCCGCCCCGCCCTCCCTTTAATCCCGTTTGCGCTCAAAAGTGTCAAAAGAGGTTGGTGAGCGTTAAAATTTGGTTTGGTGATGCGAGATGTCACGCAGGAAGGCGCATGAAAGTGAGAAGAAGCGAGAGTTTATGCGAATGTTGGATGATGGGTATTCGGTTGAGGAGGCGTGTCAGGCGTTGAATGTGGCGATAAGTGAGTTGGGTGATTGGCTTGATGACGAAGAGTTTTGTGAATTTATGGAGCGATGGCGTCGTGGGATGGAGGTGATTGTTGAAGGCAAGTTGATAGAGCGGGCGAAGAAGGGTAGTGTTGCTGGTGCTGTGAAGTATCTTGTATCTCGTGAGCCAGAGCGATGGAGTGAGAAGGTGATGGTTCGTCAGGTTGGTGAAGAGCGTCGTGAAGTTCGGATTGTGTTTTCGTGGATGCCAAGTGACGGGAATGTGCTTGATGAAGGTAGGAGACCGCAGTTAGTTGGTGAAGTTGTTGATGTTGAGGAGTTGAAGCCGAAGGAAGTTGATGTTGAGAGAATTCGGAGGTGATGCAGGTTGGTTCGTGAGTATGAAGTGACGCCGAAGCAGCGTGAGTTTTTGGAGAACCGTGCGAGGTTTCGTGCTTTTATAGGTGGTTGGGGATGTGGTAAGACGACGGCAGGTTGTTTGGAGGCGATTAGGGTTTCGTTGATGTATGAAGGTGCGACTGGTTTAGTTGCGAGGAAGACATTTCGGGAGTTGGTTCAGACGACTTTGAGTGTGCTTTTTGATTTGATGCCTTGGGAGTTGGTTTGGTCGCACAACAAGCGTGAGGGCAAGATTGAGATTGGTTTACCGCAGTGGAGAAAGCCGTCGGTTATTTATTACATGTCTTTGGACGACAAGCGGAAGTTAGAGGGTTTGAATTTGGGCTGGTTTTACATAGACGAGGCGGTTGAAGTTGAAGAGGAGTTTTGGGTTACGCTTTTGGGTCGGTTGCGTCATCCTGTAGGACCGAGGCGTGCTTGGATTACGACGACGCCGCCAAGTTACGGACATTGGATATACAAGTGGTTCAATCGTGGGGGTGATTTTGCGATTGTGCAGGCGAAAACATATGACAATCCGTATTTGTCGTCGGATTACATAAAGATGCTTGAGGATTTGTTTCAAGGTGACGATTACCGCAAGTATGTGATGGGGGAGATGGGGGTTGACCGAAGTGGTGCGGCAGTTTTTGCGAACTTCAACCCGTCGTTGCACATAGTGGATGAGAGTGAGGTTGAAGAGATTTTGAAGTCTGTTCCGAGCATGTATCGTGGGATTGACTTTGGGTTTTACAGACCCGCAGCGGTTTGGGGGATTTTGGACGAATGGAGCAGGTTGATTGTTGTAGGCGAATATTTAGGACAAAGTGAGCCGCTTGATGCGTTTGTTCAGCGTTTGAAGAGGATTGATGTTGAGCGGTTTAGTGGGAAGCGTGTTTTGGCGGATTATCACGACCCGCACAGCACATACACGACTGATGTTGTTAAAGTTGACCGAGCCGAGATTTTGCGTGAGAGCGGTTTAAACCCCGTGCCTGCTTTGGGCGGAAGTGTTGAGAGTGGGATTTTGTTGATGCAGACGCTGATGGACAGGTTGGTGATGGGGAAGCCGTTGTTGATGGTGAGTAGTTCTTGTAGGTTGTTGATTGAAGGTTTTAAGGGCGGATATGTGTGGGACGAGAACGGCAAGAAACCGAAGAAGACGGGTGTTTACGAGCACTTGTTTGATGCGTTAAGATACTTGGTGACGGGGTTGAACAAAAAGATTGGTGTTGGAACTTGGCAAAGGTATGAAGTTGATTTATCTGAGCCACGAATGCCTCGTGGTTTGACATACACCGAGACTTTCAAGGTAAGGTGATTGTGAGATGGAAGGTATTGAAAGTTGGGCGCAATTGATGCCGATACTTGAGAGTTTGCCCCGTGTGGAAGTTGAAGTGAGACCTCAACTTGCTCCGCCAAGTCCTTTCGTTTTGGGTGCAATGGAAGTCAATTTGAAGCAAGAGGTCTCAAAGTATGAAGAGACATTTAAGAGGCTTTTGGGTTTGGCGAAAGAAGGTAGAAGTTTTGCCGAGCAGAGATGGAAGGTTGCTCAGGCTGCATATGAGTGCCGATATGACTTTGGGTTCAAGAGTGCGCATCAGGCGAAAGCATATGTTCCCCGTTTGACCCGCAATGTTGATATTGTTGCCCAGTATTTGCGCAGGATGCTTGTTGAGAACCAACAATTCTTTACCGTCACCACACCTTCTTCACGGCTTGAAGACATCGCAAACGCCGCCGTAATTCAGAGGTTAGTTCAGTTCATTGTTGAGCGGAACAACTTGGACGAGCAGTTTACGAAGTTGGCGAAGATAGGGCTGTTGTATGGGATAGTTGTGATGAAGGTTTATGTTGCGCCGAGGAAGGTGACGCATGTTGTTGTCGGCGACGACGGGAAAATTCGGTCGGTTGAGCGCAACAGTTATTCTATCAAACTTGAACTTGTGCACCCACAAGATTTCTACATTGACCCGACGGGTCTGAACAAGTTCGTGATACAGCGAATTCTCGTTGAGAAGTCAGATTTGTATGACTTTGCGGACTTGAATTTGCTTGACAGGGACGCTGTAGAAAAGTTGATTGCAAAAGGCGAAGGTCACCTTGCGAAAGTTGAGACGCCTTTGAAAACGCCGAAAGAAAGACCCATGTTCATGCTGTTTGAATACTGGGGCGACTGGTGGGACGACGACGGTAATTTGCTGCACCGAAACATTTGGGCGATATTCGGTGCAGTTGTCGGTGCTGACGGAAACGAACTTCCTGACTTTGTGTTGTTGAAAGGTCCTATGCCCAACCCTTACTGGCATCAAAAACCTCCGTTTGTTTGGTCATCTTTTTCGCCGCTGCCTTCTAAAGCAGTTTACCCGATGTCGGTTGCCGACTTTCTCGTTGACTTGCAGCGGGAGTATACTAGGCTTGTTAATGCTATGATAGACGGTGCGATATTTGATGCAGTGAGTTTGTTTGAAGTGAACGAGTTGATGGTTGAGGATGCGAAAGAGTTGGACGAGATTTGGTCGGGTAAGATAATTCGGCGGCGTGGCGACCAACCCGTTATCACGCCCGTCCAATTAGGTAAGATGCCTTCCGCTGCAAGTTTCATGTTGCAATTGATGGAGCGGTATTTGCTTGAAGGTTTTGGTGTTACGGAGACGGTGCTCGGATATTTGAGCAGCCGTGGTCGCCCGACAGCAACGGAAGTTTTGACTGCAAGGGCGCACGCTTTCAGTGCTATTGAGGAAATGGGAAGGATGATTGAAAGCAACTTTATGGAGCCTTTGCTTGAGCGTGTGTTTCAAGTTGCGATGCAAGTTTTGCCTGACTTGGCGGACGAGGAGATGTTGAACGCTTTAGGAGACATGTCTCCGACGCTCAGAAGGCTCATATCTCTTTCAGCGGAAGAAAGGGAAGCGCTTGTTCGTGGTGGCTACCGTTTCCAAGTTCGTGGGATGAGCATGGCTCTAACGAAAGCGCAAGAACTTGCCCGCATCAACGAGTTTATCCAAATCGCAGCCCAAATCCCTCAGTTTGCGGCGCAAATAAATTGGACGATGTTGCTGAGAAAGATTGTGGAGGCATACGGTTGGTCGCCAGACGAAGTTTTGTTGCAGCAACCTGCACCTGTCATTCCACCGACGGAAGCGACAGGTGAACTTCCAGTTCCGACGCAAGAGGCTGCTTCTGCGGCTGGACATGCAACGGAAGAAGGGGCGTCGGCGGATACAGCGGGCGTATTGCAAGGTTTGGAGACTTGATGTATAATTGATACTGCGAGGTGATAATCCATGCTTGAGAAGTTAGTGCTTAAATTGATGCCCAACAAGTTAATTAACATGGCTTGGGATGCGGTGACGGATTTGATTGACATTGCAGAACGGGTTCACAAGTCCGTGCTTGCTCTGACAAACCAACCCCACTATGTCAAAGTTACGACGATGCTCGGTCGTGTTTTCTGCCTTGCCGTGTTTCTATCTGACGGAGTGGTTCCGCCAGAGGAAGTGATGAAAAAGGACGGTCACAACAAACCTTTGCTCATCAAGAAGTTCCGAACGGGGCTTCATTCCGTTCCTTTCGCTTACGCATATCTCGTTTCGTTCCCTAAAAACTCTGAGCGACTTGAGAAAGTCAAGTGGCTTAAAAGTTGACGGGTTAGAGGTGAATGCGATGGCGAAAGAAAAGAAGCGTGAAGTTAAGATTATCGGGAACTACAACGAGAGCGAAAAAGACGCACCTGGCTTCAATGTTTACGGCAATCGCAGAATGCCACGAGACCACATCACGAAAGACTTGCCCGTCAGGGAAATAACGCCAGAACTTAGCCGCCAGAAAGTCACAAGTTACCCAGACCCTAAGCAACCCTTGCTGAAAAAGTGTTAGTAAAGTGGGGTGTCGGCGATGTCCATTTATTTGATTGAGGGATTTGATACTAGGTGGTTTCGTCCTGACATGGATAACTCGTTAGTCCCGATTGTGCCGAAGTGGGGTTATCCTATCCCAGATTTTGCGATGTCCAAAACGGCTTCCAACTTGAATATGCTGCAACCTATTTCCCCGACAGGGGGATACATTCGCAGCCCTTTAAGCGTTTACACCAAATTACCTCTACATGACATCTGTTTCGGTTTTTGGTTTGAGCGAACGCATGAACTTCCTGCTTTGCTTTGGTCTATTTGGGAGGGAGAGCCGACCAAACCAGGTTCAAAACTTCTATGCGGCGCATATGTTAATTCCTCGGGACGCATCAGCGTTTTTACGGGCGGGACTTGGGATAGAGATGCTCCTGGGTTTGGTTTGAGTGGTCAGACTGATATTGCGACGACATCACATTACACATTACCTCTGTCAAGTTCTGGAAACGACCGATTTATTGAAACCCAGATTAGAATAGGCACAAGTGTTGTAGTGGGCGAATTGGGAGTTATGAAGATAGGAGAAATCGGACCTGATGGACAACATGACCCTTTTACTACAGAGACAGTCATAGATTTTTCTGGAACTTTACCCGAATCACCTGACTTTGCCAATCTCTTTTTATGGCTTTCTTCCAACTACTCATACAAAGATAACCAAAACAATTACATTGCCGTCCATCGCTATGACCACTTCTATCTTGTCATCAATGACGGTTACTTCCCCTCCAGACCGTTAAACCCTGTTTTTGTGTGGACATCCCGACCATTGGTGGCAACGGTTACGGAATGGTATGCGACAGCAGCAGGTCATGTCAACGCTGTTAATGAAGACTGGGTTTCTCACCCAAGCAACGACAGCGAATACATTTACACGAATAAGCGAGGAGTTCGTAATATATGGAAGTTTAGTCATCTTGAAAACTTTTCTGAATTTGTTTGGGGTGTTCAGTTGACGGCATGGTGTAATTTTCAAAACTTCCCGCCTCATCATTTAGGTTTTATTGTTCAGCATGTGGGTGGGGTCAACATACCCCACTGGGAGGCGGTATTTCAGCCTGATGTGAAGTTTATTGAAGAAATAGGCGGTAGGATTGGTTACGCCACCAAAGTGTTCCATGCGTTCCGAGACATTCTTGATATTACCCGTGTGCGTTTTGGCGTGATGACGGGGTAGGTGATGGTGTGTGGTAGGTATAGTATTGCGAACATTAGAGGATTTAGAGAGAGTGCTTTGGGTGGCGAACGAAGTTTTAGTTTTCCTCCCTTTCCCCCTTCGTTTGTCTCATATACAGGCGGAAGTGTTACAATTCCCTTCTTTTGAATTTTCTACATCGGTGAACTCTATGGAATTGAATTTGCTTGTTGGCTCATCATCCCCATTTGACTTCCAAATCCACAACTTATTTGCCGAAGCCTTATATTCCATAGTGATAACGAAAGTTCTAATTCCCCCTACCAACATTCCTTCGCCTGAACCATCACCAGAACCAATCATTTCCCCATCACCGTCACCAACGCCATCACCAACACCATCACCGCCACCATCACCGTCACCAGAAGATGAAGACGAAGGATTAGTAACTTGGAATGTTAAGTTTGCTGTTCTTCCCATAGGAACTGCCGACTACATGTATCTTGAATATCACATTTTTGTATCAAGGGATGATGGTAGTTCTATCTTCAGACATTATGAAATTCGGAATAGCACTCCGTTCACCCTTTCAACAGATGATTTAGGTGCAGGAGTAGAAGTATCCACAGTGATCGTAAGTGTCTCGGTTGCGAAAACAAGTTTGTCAAAAACTTGGAATGTCCTGGCGACAGGAACAATGTCAGGTATACTATATGTGAACGAGCATGTTTCAATAACCGCCCCTCCATTTAATGGTCAAGGAGAGCCAAACATTTTTTGGAACGACATTCAAACTCACACGGTATAGAGGTGACTTCTATGCGGGTCAAACTTTACGAAGACGAACTGAACTTTGTGCTTGGTCGTGACAACACATATTACATTCTCGTGATTGAACCTTGGAGCGGTCAACCTGTGGATATTCAGAAGGTTGCGTCGGTTCGTGTTTACGCCAAAGTGCCGAACACGGACATAGAAATTGAAGCCGACCACCTTCTTTTCACCAAACTTGCCAACACGGTCATCAAAGTCATGTTTCCAGCCTCAAGAACGCCTTCTGACTTGAAGGCGGGAAATGTGTTATACATGTATTGTGATGTCACTACAACGGACGGACGGAGGTATTCAATCTTGCAACCACCGCAAAGGTTGAGGGTGGTGAGTTCGGCATGAAGTTGAACCAATTCATCACATTGCTTGCGATTTTGCTGATTGCTGCGCTTGAGTTTGTTGCGCTGATGCGTGGGATAGACGGAACGGCTTTAGCGATTTCGTTGGCTGTCATCGCTTTACTTGCACCTTCACCGTTGTTCGGCTTGAAGTGGAAGGATGTTGAAATCAAGAAAGGAGGTATCAATGAGGGTAATCAAAAGGAGTGATGCATATGGCAGAACCAACTTTCTACAGGACGGCTTGTTACAAGTTCCCAAACGGTGTCATAGAAGGTGGGCATGTTGATGGGATGGAGCCTGAAGTGACATGGCTTCACATTGAGATGAACGAAGACGAACCCATTACATTACTGATGAACGAAACCGAAACGATTGCAATTGTGGACATTCTCGTCTCAGGCTTTATGCACTACAAGTTGAGCAAGATTGGTGGACGGAGAGAAAACGGCGAAAGTTCCGAGGAGGGTTAGATAGATGCCCTTTTACCCAGACGACAAAGTAAAAATCAGCATCTTGCCGACAGACCGTTCGGAGAGAGATGAGCGGACGGGAATGGTGTTGGCGATTGGGTTTTCTCCTTTGCGTGGGAGTGGTGTGCTTCAACAGTCAGGTTTCGGTTACACGCAAACTGTTACCCAACAACTATCTCACCTTGAACAGTTTGCATCGTCGTCCGATGTTCAATTTCTCATGAGCACACCACAAGGCGAAGTCGGATGGAGCGGTATACGAGTTGAGAACTTCAAAACCATTCCATTACTGCCTCTTGTATTTCCTTTACAATCCGTAACCGATTTACCGATAGAATTTGCTCGTTTGGTAGCGCCAGAGGGAAAGTCTATTCTCAAAGTGAGAGTAGTGGCGATGTATCCGCCGACGGCGGAAGTATACATCACTTTCGGTCGCACCCGCACGGGAAATTGGACGGGCGGATATGTGGAACCTAACGAAGCCTTTGTAATTGGTAGCGGGAACGAAGTTAAGTTCTTTGTCACTGGCACAGACACATCAACTCCTTATGGTGTGTGGATGTTAGTTCATTTCACGGAAAAGGAGTGAACGAACGATGACGGCTGGCGAAATGTTCTATCTCATCCAGCAACACTTAGGCAGACAAGACATATCCCGTGATGTGTTCAACCGACTTTTGTGTGTCGTGTTACCAGCGCTTTTCCGCAAATACAACTTCTATTCCCTTGCCAAACACACATATCTTCAACCAACAAACCCTTGGAGCGTTCCTGTCCCAGACGATTACTACGACAACATATCACTTATCGTGATAGCGAAAGACACACGGACGGCGTATGTTCCGCTGAGCCATTTGTTGTCCGTCAACGACTTCGTCGCCTTATACAGCACATCCGATTTAGATTACTTGTCCCAAATCTACAGCCCAACAATCCCGATGTATTACATAATCGCAACTCCTTCAGACATTTTCAAGAACATCAACGACCGAATTCCTGTAGAAGAGCAAGACCGAAAGAGCGTGCTTCTTTACCCTCCCATTGACAACAGTCTTTACCAACTCTCATTCCTTTACTACCCACTCAGCGTTGTGACACCTAACCAAATTACCGACGATTACGAGCACCCGCTGATGCAGAAGTATGGTGAGTGGGTGATGTATGAAATGCTCTGGCGGATTGCGGTTCAGTTGAAGGAGTTTGAAACTGCGACGGCAATCAAAAACCTCGCCGACGAAAAGTTCATTGAGGCACGGTTGGCTGAAGCGAGAGAAGCCACCACACCTCCTCTGACGCTTCACTTGCAAAGGTATGCGCAGCGAATTAGAATTACTGAAGGACCGAAAGCGGAAGAAGTCGGGAGAATTGTGATAAAGGTGAGTGATGTGTGATGCCGCCAGTGATGGCAACTCGTCCCACAGACCTACAACGATGGGATTTTCTGTTGCCACGAGGCGGTTGGGTTGACACACACATTCCGTTAGGAGACCCGCCAGGTGTGACGACGCTTTACAACCTTCGTGTGAGCCGTGACGGCTTGGAAACTACCCCTGGTTGGCTTCAGATTTACATTCATGGCTTTGCTACCAGTCCTGGTGAGTTGAAGGGAATTCGTTCGGTCACTTTGCCTTCGGGTCTAACGCTGACATTTGTGTTTTACGGAACTTCCATCTTCATGTTCAATCCAGAAACTACTTCGTTGTTAAATGTGACACCAACTCGGTCACCTATGCCAGCAATAACCGACCATGCTCCCGATGTCGTTTATCTGAACGGTAAACTTTACACGGTGTTGTCTGACGGTGTTTACGAGTTAGACCCGTCAGATGCATCACCAAGTTTTGAGCGGATTGAAGATTCACCAGGAGGTAAAGCGATAGGGGTTTTGGGTTTCAGGTTGGTTGTCGGGAATATTGTAGGTGGAACTGGATGGGATGAAGTGTCTTACAGGATTGCTTGGTCGGGGATGAATGCGCCACAAACTTGGGATATTGCGCAAACGATTGATGTGCCGACCTACGACCCGATTATCCGTTTTCTCCCTTTCGGCGATGTTCTTTTGGTTATCACACCGCATCGCTTTTACACCCTGAGTTGGACTGGCAGTGTGGTGACGCCGTTTGCTATCGCTTTTTCTGCTCACATCCCTTCGGTCATCGTGAACCCGTTACAAATCCAGTCTATCTTCCTTCACGATGTGAAGATGGTTGTGTATGCGTTGCACGACGGAGTTTACACTTTTTCAGGACAAGAAAGCATTCTTTTGAACGCAAACATTTTCAACGCTTACAGAGAGATGGTTTCGCAGCACGGAGTTCCATTGCTCGGTTACGACCCTGAAAGCGCCGAACTTTGGCTTTATTGGTTGAATGCGGATAGAGCCTTTGTGTATCAAATTCTTTTCCGAAGTTGGTATAGCCGTGATTACTTACCAGGGGCATATCTTGGGTTGTTCAACACTTCGGAAAGACCTCAAGCACGGGTTATGCTCGTGCGCATGATGAACCCGACGCAGTTAGAATTTTTGAGGCTGCGCAGTTCTACAGATGTTGACCAAAGACGAGGTGTTTTCCCATTCACTGCTCAGGTTATTACACCTGTTGTTGAAGTTGGTGCTGTAGGAGGTTTGAAGACGACGCACGGTGCAATAAATTGGTGGACGATTTTCGGTCAAAGGGCTGAAGTTAGCGGGAACATCAGAATGTATGCTGTCGTAAGTAACAGTTTACCGATACTTACGACGGAGCAAGATTGGGAGGAAGTTGGAATTTTGGCTTTAAGCGGTGAACAGGAAGAACGAGGGTTCAACCGAACAGGTCGTTACATGCGGTTCAGGTTTGACTTTGACGGGTTAACGACACGGATTGTCTGGCATGGGTTCTCGGTATTCTGGAGATAAGGAGATGATGGAAATGGCAGTTAAACGACCCAGTGTTCGTAAAAAGCAAGTTACTTTCAGTCCAATTCAGCGTGCACTAAAAAGCCTTACTTCTGCTGCTCGTCGTAGAGGTCGTGTGGGCAAGAAAGCGACTGGGAGAAAAACTCCAAGACGCCGAATTGTTCAACCCAAACGGCGAAGGGTTAAAGTTCCACAAATTTCAATATGAAGGTGAGCCTCTATGACGAGGCGGGTTTACAACATTGTTGTTGACGAGAGCGGAAAACCTATAGAGGGTGTGGAAGTTCATGTATCTTTGAACCGAACGACATACAAGGACACCATTGAAGTTGCAAGGTATGGTGTTTTGGCTAAGACGGACAAGCGGGGTTATTGGGAGATTTCGTTGCATGCGAACGACACACTGGACGACCCTAACTCTTTTTACACCGTAGACGAAATTAAAAACGGAAAGCGCATCGCAACCCATTACATCCGTGTCCCTTCATCTGAAACTTACACGGAACCTATCCACATCAAGCAGATTGAAATTACTCCGTTACCTACAACGCCGCCTCCAAATGTCGTCACAGGGATTGCAGCGGACAATAACATATTTCTTCGTGGCGATGTTCGTTTACTTAGTGGTAGTGGCATTCAGTTGCAGCAAGACACCAGTGCAAAGACAATCACGATTATCAATACGGGTGGAGGAGGTAGTGGTGGCGGTGAAAGTGTCGGTGCTCACAACTTACTCAGTGACACTCACCCAGATACGCAACCGACGGCAGTTCAGCGAGGTATGTTGATTGTTGGTAGGTTGGTGGCAGGCATTGTGAAGTGGGCGGGATTAGCGTTGGGAGCAGCAGGAAAATTTCTGAAAAGCACGGGAACGGATGTCGTCTGGGGCGATGTTGATTGGACGGAAGTTCAAAACAAGCCTTCCACTTTCCCGCCTTCATCGCACACTCACAATGCAGCCGACATTATATCTGGGCGTTTAAGCACATCAAGACTTCCAACTTCGCCGAACGCTAACCGCTTTCTTGTCGTCCGCACTGCTAACTCAGACCCAATTTACGATACTATCCAATCTTCAGACTTGCCTGCAACGATAGACAGCAACGCCAGAGTTGTCATTCAGAATAACGGAACGCTTGTTGGTGTCAGAAGGGCGATTAATTTCATTGCAGGTTCGGGAATTGGACTTAGTATTTCTGACGATGCAGCCAACGAACGAGTTAATGTCACAATTACAAACACTGGAGGAGGTGGAGGTGGTGGAGTAGGTGCACACAACCTTTTAGACGGTGTTGCTCACCCAGACACGGTAGCCACTACGGTTGCTCGTGGGATGGTAATAGTTGGAAGGCAGCAAGCAGATGCATCTATTAAGTGGCAGGGACTTGCTTTGGGCGCTTCTGGGACGGTTTTAAAGAGTAACGGAACTGATGCTTTGTGGGGGAGGGTTGACTGGACGGAAGTAGATAACAAACCTACGACTTTCCCACCAGCACCTCACACTCACAGCGCTTCTGATATTACAACAGGACGCTTAAGTGCCGCAAGACTTCCAACATCTCCAACTGCCAACCGTTTTCTTGTCGTTCGCACGGCAAACTCAGACCCAATTTATGATGCTATTCAGGCGAGTGACTTACCCGCACATACCCACACCCGCTCACAAATCACCGACTTTGCTCACGCAAGCACACATGTAGCAGGCGGTAGCGACCCAATAACAGGCAACCTTGACGCAAATGCGAGGGTGACTGTAAAGCAATCAGGAACTGTCGTTGGAACTCGTAGAGCAATTAACTTCATTGCTGGAAGTAACATCAGTCTTAGCATTTCCGACGATGCTGCAAACGAGGAAGTTGATGTCACCATTAGCGCTGCGGGTGGCGGAATTTTATCACACAACCTCTTGGATGGAGTTGTTCATCCCGACACAGAAGCAACGACTGTCCAAAGAGGGATGTTGATAGTTGGTAAGTTATCTGGAGCGGTTATCAAGTGGGGCGGTTTACCTCTAGGCTCAGCGGGAAGATTTTTAAAGAGCAACGGCACAGACGCAGTTTGGGATGTCATTCAAGCAAGCGATTTACCAAGCCACACTCACACCAAGTCACAAATCACCGACTTGGAGACAATTACGACTACTCCGACTGCCAATGCTGTGCCGAAAGCGGATGCGACAGGCAAAATCGCATTGGGCTGGATACCTCAGGGTTCAGGAAGCAATTTAGATGCTGACAAATTGGACGGACTTGATAGCACTGCATTTGAGCGAGTTTCAAACAAAGGAGTTGCAAATGGTTATGCTCCCCTTGATGCAAATGCGAAAGTTCCTACTACGCACATTGATGATAACTTACGAATAGCAACAATTGGACTTACGGTTGGAGATGGTGTGAATGTTATAACGACGGGTTTCAAGGGTGCAATCCCAGTTCCATTCAGAGGGACGATTGTAGAGTGGATGGTTGTGAGCACGGATGCAAACCCGCCAACAGCAGGTAGTATACAAATTGACATCTTGAAGAGCCCCTTTATGGTCTATCCATCAATGAGTAGTATGGTTGGAACTGGGACTAAGCCCAACATTACAGGCTACATTAGAGGTAGAGGAACAACAATGGACTGGGCAACAACGACAATCAACGAAAACGATGTCATCGGCTTCAATGTCGTTTCTGTCACAAATCTGAAACGCATAACAATCGTGCTGAAGGTGGTGAAGTCGTGATGCGGTTAGTGTGGACACCACGAGGCGTTAGAGGACGAACACAAGAAAGAGAAACCGAGAAAGATTGGCGTCGTGTCAGAATTCGTGGCTTCCAGAGGGGATACGAAGCAGAACTTGAAAGCGACACTGAAGTCGTCTCTATTGTTCGTGGGCGTGGGAAGGACAAAAAGCGCGAGGTGACGACTCGTGCCCGAACTTAGATTTGAGCCCATCAACGCCGAAGTTCAAAGAGTGACTTTACAGGAAGATGAGGAAGGTGGGATAACTGCGATTGTTGACTGGCGAGGGAAAGCACGAGATACGGCGAAAGTTTTGCAATTTGAATTCGGAGAGCAAGGAACTTGGGCAAGGTTGTTGCTTAGTGACGGCAGGCAACTTTGTATCACGCAATCAGGAACGATGCAACCTTCGTGTTACCACATCATCGGAGAAACAATTCCCGTGCCTGAAGAAACAGCAGGAGTGATTGAGTAATGCCAACTTTCACTTCGGTCAAAAGTGGCTACTGGAACGACCCAACAGTTTGGGACCAAAACGCTGTTCCTGGTAACGGCGACAGTGTTGTCATCGCAGCAGGACACACTGTCATTTTCAATGTTGACCAATCCGCCTTTGCAACAGGTCTTGCAGGTCTGACAATCAACGGGACGCTGAAAATTCCAAG